AGAAGTCACTCTACTATAGAACTACTGTAATCAATAATGATCCTTCAGGTCGGTCTATCCTGCGTAATGCTTATACTAGCTACACGTACCTGAACAATCTACAGGCTATTGAGGCTATTGCAGTTGAACGTGAGTTGGCAGGTATTCCTGTTGCCCGTGTTCCTGCTGAGTACCTTGCTGGAGACGCTAGTGTAGATCAGAAGAACTTTCTTGGTAGCGTACAGCAAATCCTGCGTGATGTTAAGTTTAACGAGCAGGGCTACATTGTACTACCATCTGATAACTACCCAGACAAAGATGGCGCACCTAGTGGTGTACGCTTGGTAGATGTAGAGCTTATGTCTTCTAACGGCAACCGTAATATTGACATTGACCCTATTATTCGGAGATACCAACATGACATTGCCCGAAGCGTTCTTTCTGAGTTTCTTATGCTCGGTGGCGGCTCAACAGGCTCCTATGCTCTGTCAAAAAGCAAGACAGACTTATTCCTACGCGCTTTGGAAGCTTACATTCAAACTATTGTAGACGTCCTCAATAAGCAGCTAGTAGAGCAGTTGTGGCAGTTAAATTCTTTGGATGTAAATATGATGCCTAAGATTACTGCTGGTGATGTTGCCCCACACGATCTTAAGGAGCTTGGCAGCTACCTGCGTAACCTTAATGGTGCAGATATCAACCTTGCCAGTCAACCTGATATTGTTGATGCACTCTTGGATAATGCTGAACTACCTAACCTAGATCGTGAAGCTTACGAGGCTGACCTAGAGACTGAGCGTAGGATGAACACAGCCCGTGCTGATTACTACGATGGTCCTGACGATAATGTTGTTGGCGGCTTAGGTAAGCCCAAGGGTAAAGAAACTACGGTGGGTAAATGAGAACCTATGAGGCTGTAGCCACAAACACTTCTTGGATTGAACTTCTTAATGGGGAGGTCTCAGTTTATTTAGATATCACGAGTAGTGTTCCTATTGGCCTATACTTTGCTGAGACAGATGAAACTCCGCCAATAGATGCACCAGTAAGCATTATCTATCCCAACAAGGGTGGCTGGGACTTTCAGACATCAGGTCTACCATTCGGACAGAGAATCTTTGCTAGATCATTTAAGTCAGATGCAGAATTAGTGGTGGTACGATAATATGGCAAGAGAACTATACCAATTACCCTCGACGGGTTCTATTGTAGGTGCTGGGGGCGGATGGGCTACCTATCAGGATAGCGTCTATACCGACGTCTCTAGGCAAACTATCCTAGCAGATACCCGTACAGCTTACACATCAAATGGTTTAGGTGCCACCACCAACACTGATTACCTCCGCGCAGTACCAACTACAGTCTGGGATGGCACCACACTACAGCCTAGTGAGATTGGTGAAGCCTATTCAATACGTATCGACTTTAGTGCTGCACCTACAACTGTAGGTGATGGTGTTGTTGAGCTTGAATTAGACATTGGCAGTGGATCGGAGATTAACATTGTAGAGAGGCGTTTCAACTTCTCTAGGGGTTCAGGTGTAACTCACAACTTTAGTGCAGGCTTTCCTATCTTCTGTGTAGCCACCTTTAATGCCAACGGCGGTAAGTTCTGGATCACACCAAGTCTTAACTGCGTAGTTTGGAACAGACGTATATTTATCCAGAGGACATTCAGCCCATGATCGAAGTACTTAAAGCGAGATACGCTACCGATATCTTCACTACAGAGCCTGAAGCTAAGGCACGTAGCATGGACATGGGACTAAACGGTTCTGTACACCTATCTACATACGATGGACAGGCCGTATACATGCCCGCTGAGAGCCATGAGAAGTACATGGAGTACTACGAGCCAGAGAACGGTGAAGAGTACACTGAGGAGGCTTCTACAGAGGCACTAGAAGCAGCAATCAGAGCAATCATTGAGGCAGTAATGAAACAACAACCAACAGAAGGTAAGATACTTAAGATTGATGAGGAGCAGCGTATTATTTATGGCTGGGCTTCAGTATCTACCTACAAAGATGAACTTGTAGTTGATCTGCAAGGTGACGTAATCAAAACAGATACGCTACACAAATCCGTTAATGAGTTTATGAAAGGTGTACGAGTTGGAAAACTTAATCACCAAGGCGAACAGGTGGGTCAAATCCTGCACTCGTTTCCCATGACCAAAGGTATTTGTGAAGCACTAGGAATCCAGTCTGACAAGGAGGGTTGGATCACAGGTTACCACGTAACTAATGATGCTCTCTGGGATAAAGTCAAGTCTGGTGAATACGCGGAGTTCTCCATTGGCGGACGCGCACAGAAACAGGAGTTCTAATGCCCACTGAACTTATTAATCTAGAGTTAGACGAATTAAGTCTGGTTCCAAAGGGGGCCAACCCAATGGCTAAGGCTCCTATTTTTAAATCAAACACTCTCAATGGAGACACCATGACAGATAAACTGCAAGAAGAAGTAGATAAGGGAGCAGAAGAAATTGTTACCCTTACCGCAGAAGTAGAAAAGATGAAGCTTGAGAATGAGCGTCTGCGCAAGTCGCTGCTTGATGAGGGCTACACCATTGCTGCTGATGCGATCACTAAGGCTGCACCCGCTGAGTACGTAGAGTACGATGGTGAGTCAATTAACAAAGCTGACATTCCAGCACCTATCCTCAAGGCACTTGAAGCTGCTGAGTTGGAGAAGGCTGACAATGTACTTGCTAAACGTGCTGAAGCAGCACTACCACATTTTGATGCATCTGTAGCTAAAGACCTGCTGTCTGCTGTTGATAAGATGGACAACGCTGAAGCTCTTATTGCTGCACTAGAAGCTGCTGATAAGGCTTTTGCAGACAAGATGGAAGAGTTCGGTAAGTCCTCCGTCGATGGCGATTTTGCCACCCCTAAAGATGAGCTAGACGCAATGGTCAAGGCTTACAAAGAAGACAAAGGTGTAGACTTCCATAAAGCCTACGCTGAAGTAGCTAAAACCGAAGCTGGTAAGGCGCTTATTAATAAATCCTACAAGGACAAGGAATAATACTATGGCTGTAATGCAATCACGCGATACGCGCACATTCGAAGCTGGTGGTGATCTCTCCGCTGGTCAATTTAAGTTCGTCGATCTAGCCGCTGATGGTCAGGTTGACCTAGTTGCCTCTGCTGGTGCCAAGGCTATCGGCGTACTCTTGAACAACCCATCTGCTGCTGGCTACGCTGCCACAGTATGCGTCTCAGGTTCTGTAATGATTACCTGTGCTGGCACTATTACTGCTGGCGACCAAATCCAATCTGATGCTGCTGGCGCTGCACTTCTTGCTGCTACTTCGGATGTTATCCTTGGCTATGCCCGTGAAGACGGTGTTATTGGTCAGATCATCGAAATGGAATTTATCACTGGCGGCAACGCAGCAGCCTAATAAAGCATAAGGAATAAACAATATGCCACTTCTCACTCCTAGTGCTGTTCACATTGATCAGCCATTGACTAACCTGACTATCGCTTTCAACCAAGAGCCTTCCAACTTTATTGCGGACCAAGTGTTCCCTGTTGTGTCGGTTCCTAAGCAGTCAGACAAATACTACGTATACGACAAAGATGCATCCAACCGTACTGGCAACGTCAAGAAATTGGCTCCGCGTACTGAGGTTGAGCGTATCGGTATGGGTATCTCCAGCGATTCGTACTACGCTGAAGTCTATGGCCTTGGTGCCGACTTCTCGGAGCAGGACATTGCAAACGAAGATACTGCACTTGAGATTCGTTCTCAACAGGCATTTGATGTTGTAAACCAGCTTAAGATTCACCGTGAGCAAGCTTTCGCAGACACCTTTTTCAAGGCTGGTGTTTGGGGTACTGAGTACACTGGTGTTGCTAATGCTGATAACGATACAGCACCTGAAGTCACACAATGGTCTGACTACACAAACTCCACACCTATCGTGGATATCACAACTGCACGTCGTGCTGCTTTCCTTAAGGGTGGCGGCTTCGAAATGAACACTATGGTTGTTGATGTAGAGACCCGTGACACACTGATTAACCACCCAGACATTCTGGCACGGTTGAACGGTGGTGCTACTGTATCTAACACAGCACTGATCACCAATGCTAAGTTGGCTGAAATCTTTGAGGTGGAAAACTTCTTCGTTATGAAGGCAATCCAGAATACTGCTGCTGAGGGCCTTGCGGCTTCTAACAGCTTTATCTCCTCTAAGAAGGCAATGCTTGTGCATGGTCCTAAGCGGGCTGGTATGCGTACTCCTGCTGCTGGTCTTACCTTCTGCTGGGACTCTATCCCAAGTGTCTCTGGCATGGGTATCACAGTTGAGAGCTTCTCCGACGATGCTCTTAAGCGTCAGCAGATTGCTGAGATGATCCAAGTTAAGATGGCCTATGACATGAAAGTCACTGGCGCTAACCTTGGTGTGTTCTTTAACTCCATCGTAGCCTAAGCTAACGGTGTCCTCTGTCTGAGGATGGGGGACACCAACTAATACTAATGCAGCTAAGGCTGTCAATAAAAATAGAACATAACAGTATCTCCACAAAAAGAGAAAGTCAAATAAGATGAAAGATAAGACAGAAATCCACCCGACCTACCTTGGTTGGCAAGTTGACTGGCCCCTATTCGTTAAGATGAAGTTTAGCAGCGGCGGGCGTAACTGGACCAAAGGTGAAGAATTTAAGTGGGCTGAACTTGGTGTCCTTCAGGATGTAGTATCAAAACTATACTCAGTGAACTTTGTACACCACAACCCAGAACTAGAGAAACAGAATAAGGTTGGCGACCGTCTTCACGAAATGAATGAAGACCAACTAAAGACTTTGGTGTTGCTACTCAACGCAGAGCTTAAGAAGCGTACTGTTTCCACTAAAGACTTTAATGAGAAGCGTTGTAGGCAGTCACGTATTGCTAATAAACAGCGGGGTCTCATTCGTAGGTTCCTCTACTCTAATAAGTGGTGTGAGGAAGTCTTCTACGATATCCGCGACAAAGTACTAAACGATACAGTACCAAACGATACATAAATAGGTTAGGACGCCCCATATGGCTTTTACTTACGATGACACTGATCTGAATACGGACACAGCTTCAGGGCGTCTTAACTCTACACGCTTGCTGCTTGGTGACACTGACGACTGTGATCAGCAGGTACAGAATGCTGAAGTGGTATTCTCCCTAGCACAAAATAATGATAATGTATATCTAGCATCTGCTTGGTTGGCCCGTGTACTTTCAATGAAGTATGCCCGTGAAGTTGATATCGAACTGGAAGGCATTCTTTCAGTCAACAACTCACAGATGAGTAAAGCCTTTAGTGATCTAGCCGACGACCTAGAGTTTCAGGCTAAGACAAGTGGAGCTACTCTAGGTATCTTCGCTGGCGGCATGACTAAGACTGGTGTAGCCACCGTTAGGTCTAACACTAACAGGTTGCAGCCTTCCTTCAGACGGGACCAATTCTGGAACCCACCAGACTATGATAGCCACAACATTGATTATGATGAGTAGGTAACAAATGCCAACACTAGCAAGCAACAGACTACTCACGATGGTGAATAAGTATGGTACTGAGGTTACTCTTACCAAGCCTACATATGGAGCTTATGACCCTGCCACTGGCACTGTTGGTGCTGGTACAAGTGAAGACTACCAAGTTAAGGCTTACTTCGCTGGCTACACACTTGGTGAGATAGACAACGATAATATTGTTATGGGCGACCGTAAGGTGGTCTTTCCTCACGTAGACGTTAACTGCTACTCACTACCAGAGCCTGATGCTGAAGATACTATTACAGGTGTTGGTGATGCTGTTAAGGTTGTTAGTGTCCGTAAGATGTACTCAGGTGACAGTCTGGTGTGTTATATCTGTCAGGTAAGGGAATAATATGGCTAATAAAAGTATTACCCAAGTAACCATTAGCCCCAGCTTTCAGGCTAAGATGGACAAACTAGACCAGTTGTATGGTGATAAGATCGAAGAGAAGCTAGTCAGTCTTGGTAGATACGCTGTAGAAATCTCTCCAGTAAAGACAGGTGCATTCGTTGAGTCTTGGTCGTTAACCCCTATTGGTGTTGGCGGTATCAGGTCAAAGAGTTCTGACAACAGACCACGTAAAGATAACCAATCCGCTAAGAGTGATGCTAGAATAAACATAGAAAAAGATGCTGTTACTTATGCAAGACAGATTGCCGAAAAAGGTGGTGCTGTATTAGCTAACAAGTCTCCTCACGCACGTAAGGTTGACAGAGAGCATCTAACAATCACAAGAGTTAGGGATAGGTTCAGGTAATGGCTTCTATTTATGATGGCATCCGAAGAGTACTAGAAACTACTCTTGTTGGTGTAACTGACATTCCTGACATTGCTTGGGAGAACGTAACCTTCAACCCCACTACATCTGAACCCTTCGTTAAAGCTAGGTTCGCACCTACTATCAGAGAGCCTGCCGTAAGAGGTCTTAATCCACAGATGTACTACCAAGGCGTATTCGTCGTGGATGTTTATGTACCAGAGGGAATAGGGCCAAGTGTAGGAGACGATATCGCTGATAGTATTATAGAAGCTTTTGATGCACCAAACGACCTAACAGTTAATGGTGTAGCTATTACAATCCGATACGCAGAACGAGAACTAGGCACTATTGAGGGTGCTTACTATACAATCCCAGTAAACATTGGCTGGCTAATTTACAACTAGGAGACACCCTAAATGCCTTTCGCACAGAATAGCCGTAGCGGCTTAAGCTACCTTGAAGAAGTCACTTTTGGTACTACAGAAGCAGGCAACTTCACATCACTACCCCTTAACACACACAGCCTCACGGTTAGTAAAGATCGTGTTCAAGGCAACGAAATCCAACCTGACCGTAT